TGGCAGGCGATGTCAAAGGCGCCATTGCAGCCTTATTTACATCCAGCGGCAAAGGCGGAGGCGGGCCCGTAGCAAAACAGGCCTGGGCTTTGGCACAGCAAATAGGGGCCGAACGAGGCGTTGACCCAGAAATTATATACGGGCAGTGGTATCACGAAACGGGCGGATTCACCAGCCGATTGACGAAAGAGAACAACAACCTGGCCGGTCTGAAGGGAACAGATGGCGAATATATGTCATTCAGCTCCATTGATGAATTCGCTAATTACTTCAACCGGATCTGGGGCCCATACATCGCGGGCGCTACCTCTCCTGAAGATTATGCCTCGAAATTAAAGCGAGAGGGATACTTCACAGATGGTTATGAAAACTATGTGGCCGGGATAAAGGGCGGCATGCAGCATATCCCGTCGAGTGATTCTGATAGCTCAGGCGGTGAATCCGGGGAACGGAGCGGCGACTTCGGGAAGAGCAATCTACGTAAATGGTCCTCGGCTCATGGCGATACCGACTGGGATGACGATTCCGGTGGAAGTTCTGGGACCGATACGAACCATTTTCAGGAATATATGGTCGCATTTCTGGACACGCTGAATGCGGCGGCGAGAGAGGCTGGCATTGCCTTTACCATCACCGGCGGGTCAGAACCTGGACACGCATCTGGGACATATTCCCATGGAAATGGGTATAAGGTGGATATCTCCGATGAAATCAGTCCACAAGCTGAACAGGTGCTATTTAAAGTTGCAGAGCAGTTCGGAGCAACGGTGTCACATGAAATCAGCAAGGGACATTACGACATTACAGTCAAACCCGAAGGTGAGGGGACGTTTGAAGTCTACAATTCTCTCGTCGGCGCAAGAAACTCTCTGCGGCATCTGCGCCATTACTCTCGCGGGGTGGCCATGGGAATGAATCGCCTGATGGGCGATGTGGACCCAGTGGTGATGAATGGTATGATGGGCTCCCAGGGAGCCGTCACTAACTACGGCGCGACAAATAACACATATAACACGTATCACGTCAACGTCGGCGACGTCAACGTAGTCCAGACAAATGCCAGCCCTGCAGAAATCGGGAGGGCCGTGGCCGACCAGTCCATTGACGCTCTGCAACGGCGCGGGCAGTACATCTACAAGAACCGCGTATTGACAGGCGGGCAAAATCTAGTGTAGGAGGCGAGACTTTATGGGCGTCGTAGGAAAGGGGCTTTCGGTTGACGGAGCCTTGTATTTTCGAGATATTATCCGCGGCGATGAGCCGTTTGAAATCACGGAATTCGGGCGGCAGATAGCCAAGCTGACCGGCCATTATAAGATTCTGGACTTCACGACGGGCATGGGCGGCCTGCAGGAATTCCTGTTCCGGACGCCTAAATGGCCGATTGGTGGCGTCTACTTTGACGGCATCATGCAGACCGAACACGTGCGCCGGGTCAAACCGACGCAGTACCCGGTACAGACGGGGGTCCAGATGACCGACCACGCTATCATCGAGCCGGCAGAGCTGACCATTGACGTGATGATGTCCGATGCTGAAACGCATACCTATACGTCGATGAACCCGCTGCTGAATGCGATTTACCAAGCGGCGCAATCCGTTATGATGTATAAGAATTTGTCTAACCTCTGCACAATGCCTCCGGCAATTTTGGGCGATGGCCGAGCGGCGATGACTTGGCGGACCCTTGAGGCCATGCTCATATCACGCGTACCGATTCATGTTGATACCCGCCTCGAGCAGTACGACAATATGATCATCACGGAGATAAACGCTCCGGACGACGTAAAGACACTCAATGCCTTCCGTTGTACGGTCCGTATGCAAGAAATTTTCTATGCCGAGGCTGCGGAAACCCAAACGAGCGCACGGGCGGCGGCTACGAATTCTAAGACGAGTGGTGGCCAGACCCCGGTACAGACCGGCGATGGCGTGAATAAGACTGCGGCCAAGGCCGGAGCTGAGAAGATAGGAGTGGTGTAATTTATGTATTCAGCAATTCCGTTAGTAGCTGTGCCGAACTACTCCTTCTCCTCGACAATCCCTGTGGACGGGGCCAACATCACGTTACTGTTTCGCATTATGTACAACGAGCTGGCTAAATATTGGCTCATAGACATCAGCGACGACGAAGGAAATATGCTGATCAGCGCCTTACCTTTGGTCCCCGCACAGAATATCCTGGAGCAATTCGCTTATATGGGAATTGGGAGCGCTTATGTGCTGCCCAGGACGCAAGTCAAAGAACAATGGCCGTCGGCAGAAACGCTTACAGCCGACTGGTATCTGATTTGGAGTGATACGAATGCCTGATAATCAACAGGTCACAGTGACTACCACATCCTCGACGGGGAAGAGCACCACGACGAAGACTGATGCCAATACCCGCCGCGGACGTCTATACGGGCGGAAATGGAAGATTACAATTTTTAAACCTGCATATAAAAAAGACGACAAGGGGAATACGGTCCGGGACACTGAACATGATACGGCCGTCGATGTATCCCCCTTCCGCTGCGTATTTCGGACAGAGCAGAAGCTGGAGTCGGCGCATACCATACTATGTACACTGGCTGTATATAACCTCAACGCCATTACTGAAGGCGATATTTTAACCGAGGGATTTCAAATTAGCATCGAAGGCGGATATTCCGAAGGGCAATATGGCGAAATCTTTACCGGGGACATCGTTCAAGCGTACCGGAACCGAGAGAACGGCGTTGACTACAAGCTGGAAATCGTCGCCTTACGAAGCAGCTCCGTCTTTGACGTCAATCACATCCGGTCCACGGTTGCCGCCGGCAGCAGCCCGCGTGATGTAATCTGGACCATCGCCAATGATTCGGAAAAGACCGTGGGCGTAGGGGAAATCAGCAAGGAACTTGAAAACGGATCCCTCCCACGCGGGAAAGTACTTTTCGGTACGCCGACAAAATACCTGCGCGACCTGTGCGTCGGGAATGGCGCCAACTTCTGGACAGATGATGCCGGGAAACTAACCGTAAAGAAAGTAGACGACGAAATCCCGGCCGACCGCTGCCTGGTACTGACCCCGCTCACAGGGCTGGTTGGTACGCCCGTATATAGCGATAACGGCATCCACATAAAAACGCTGTTAGATCCACGCCTGAAAATCGGCGTGCTCGTAAAAATCGACAATGAAATTATTCAGCGTCAGGCCATCAAACTGGACGCCAGCATGAGTGGCAAAAACAACCAACTGCCTCAGCAATATCAGTTTGATAAAGATGGCGAATACCAGGTGGCCTCGGTCGCACACCAGGGAGATACCTGGGGGAACACGTGGACTACGGATATCGTCGGCCTTGGCCGTAATGGCCGTCAGGGCCTGTTGACGGCGACGAAGACAAAAGGCCAGTCCATCCGATAGAAAAGGGGGAATCGTGATGATCCATTCGAACGAACGGACCATGGATGAAATAGAAATAGCCAGGCGCACGCTTGATGCGGCCAGTATTGACTTGCGGGTGGCGGCCCCGGGAATTATACAATCCGTGGACTATGGCCGCCAAACTTGCACTGTTCAGCTGGCCATCCGCGAGCGGCTGAATCACGAAGGGGACTTGGAATGGGTGGATATTCCTACACTGCCAGACGTCCCTTTCTTCGTGTATTCCGGTGGCGGGTACTGCCTGACTCTACCCGTGGCCCCGGGGGATGAATGCCTGGTCGTTTTCGGGGACTCTTGCATGGATGCCTGGTGGCAGAATGGCGGCGTACAGAATCAGGCAGACCACAGACGACATGATTTGTCCGACGGATTCGCCATCGTCGGCTTCCGGAGCCAGCCGAATATAGTCAGAGGGTTCTCCTCCGGGTCGGCCATGCTGCGGAATAATTCTGGGAGCGCCTACATCGAGATTGCTGGAGATGCCATCCACATCCAGAGTGGTGGCACCACCATCGATGGCGTGCCTTTTATGGGGCATACCCATAGCGGCGTAGAGTCAGGCGGCAGCAGCACCGGAGGTGTTAATGGATGATATACCGAAAATTAGACGCGAATGGTGACTATACATTTGGGGCCAATGGGACCTGCTATTTATCTGGCGTGGATGCTGTTGCGCAGGCTATATCGACACGGCTCAAATTGCTCAAATATGAGTGGTGGGAAGACTTGGAGGATGGCTTGCCGCTATGGCAGCAAATCATCGCTCAGCGCGATAAAGCGACGGCAGAGCGGGAAATCCAAGACCGCATATCCCAGACACCCTATGTTACGGGTATCCTCGCCTGGAATACGGATTGGAATAATGAAACACGGTCCTTATCCATTTATGCCGCCGTGAATACCGAGTATGGAACACTAGAAGTAAACGAGGTGATGAACTAAATGGCATATACTGCACCTTATATAGACGACGCCGGACTGCATATCCCTACATATGCCGATATTCGGGACGACTTGGTCGAGCAATTCAAAAGCATTTACGGACAGGACATCTACCTGGAAAATGACAGCCAGGATTATCAGATGATATCGGTATTCGCGCTAAAAACGTATGATACGATGCAACTCCTGCAGATTGTATACAACAACCACAGCCCGAAGACTGCAGTCGGAACGGGGCTGGATTCTCTTGTGAAGCTGAACGGGATCCGGCGGAAAGAAGCCAGCCACAGCACTTGCGAAGTCACTTTGACGGGGACAGCCGGCACATCCATTGCTGCAGGTGTCGTAGAAGACGAATCCGGTAATCAATGGACATTGCCGGAAAACATCGTGCTTCCCGATAGCACGATGCGGGTAACGGCTACCTGCGTGCCTTTAGGGGCCATCGAAGCCGCTGTCGGGACCATCAATAAAATAGTCAACCCGCAAAAAGGATGGACGGCCGTTACAAACAACGACGCGGCCATCCCTGGGCAACCCGTGGAAACAGATGAACAACTGCGCTATCGGCAGATGCTGAGTGTGGCTATTCCGAGCCAAAATCTGCTGGATGGGACTATTGCCGGGGTTGCCAGCGTTGTTGGAGTGACGCGGTATAAAGTTTATGACAACGACACGAATGAAACGGATGCTAACGGCATTCCTGGGCATTCCATTGCGGCTATTGTTGAGGGTGGTACGGATGCCGAAATTGCTGAACAAATCTACTTACGGAAAGGACCGGGCTGCGGAACCTTTGGAACCCTTGCGATAACTTACATCAATAGCGATGGTCTGCAAACCATCGTCCGATTTTCGCGTCCAGCGTATGTGCCCATTAATGTAAATGTCAAGCTGAAAACTGGCAAGAGTTATACTACATCCGTGGCGGATACACTTAAAAGCAACATTGAAAAATATATCAACTCTTTGGATATTGGTTATAACGTTACGGTTACTGGTATGCTGACTGCAGTGTCAGCAGCCATCACTAATGCTGCATTGCCAAGTTTTTCGCTTTCTGGTATCGCTATTAGTAAAGATGGTGAAACGGCCGGAATTACAGATGTAGCGATTGCATATAATGAAGTCGCGTCTGTTGGCAGCATTGTAATAACAGAGGCGGAGTGATAGGTATGGAATTTGTCGATAACTACTTGAAGCTCATCACCGGCGAACATCGAGATAAACCCAAATACATAAGCATGGTACGGGCACTCCTTTCACACGGCAGCGATATTTTTTCAGTAGGAGTTGAACTCGATGATGACTTTGATCTAGATTATGCTGATGGGGTGCAAGAAGATGTTCTCGGTGATATCGTCGGCACTTCACGAGAGTTGGGATGGCAGCCTGAATTCAATTTAAATCCTATATTGGATAATGCGAATTTTCGCACATTACTGATGGCTAAAATATCAAAAAATATGTGGAAAGGCGGCATTCGTGACCTGGCAACAACGTGGAAGTTGTTATTTGGCAATCCAATTTTAATTGAAGATAATCAAGATATGACCATTGATGTGGTGATTATATCCAACGGGATTGATAAGCTGACTCAGATGATGATTCGTAATGGAGACATTATCCCTAAGCCACAGTCGGTCCTCGTAAACGCATACTTTGCAAATAGCAATGTTTTCGGATACGATATCGAAAATGACGTCATTTCTGGATACGATAAAGGAAATTGGATTGAACAAGGCGACGAAATGTCATTTGCTTATGATACTGATACGCCCAGATTATCCGGATATGACTCGGGGATGTGGGGATAATAGGAGGAAATATATATGGCATCTACAAATTTCAAGATTTTTAACGAAGATCATTCCGATGAACGTACTTTTAATGACAGCGAATACGCTAACGCTACCCAGCGGCAAAGCGGCGTTATCCCGGGAATTGCACTGTCCCGGTTGCATAATAAGCTTTACTTCCAGGTCAGTTCCATGTGTAAAGCTATCGCTGACTTTATCGTTGGTAAAGGATATGACTGCAATGATGATGATGTAAAAACAATTACAGAAAACCTTGGTAAAGCTATTGTGGCTAATGGCGAAGAAGTAGTAAAATCCCATAATGAATCTACCGATGCGCACGGTGCCATGACGTCCACTATAAAAGATACACTAGTCCCAACCTCAGACACTGATACACTTAGAAATCAAGTGTCTGAACTGGCCAACAGAATTAAGGCTGCTACCGGGGCTAGTGGTTGGAAAGAAGCACCGGCGGCGACTCTTGCAAGCCTGAGTAAAATGTTTGCAAATCTCGCGACGGGGGCAGACGTAACCTGGGACGGGAAAAAGTTTACAAATCATCGTCTTGGAATCACGGGTCTGATGGATCAGAATGGATATATTTGTTTTGGCCCGAATTGTGGGGGCCTAATTATACAGTGGGGAATTGCAGTATCTTCTAAATGGGAAGGTGTTCTGGATTTTACATACCCCATCGCACTATCTAGTGAAGCATTGTATGCCATAGCGCAAGAAAGCAACCCATTGGCGTGGCGAGATAACGCGTCTGTATCAATATCATCTGCATTTTATAGTCAAACACTGACATCTTGCCAAGTTATAACAAAAACTATTACAAACGGCGGCAACGTGCTAGATGTCAGCTCATCAACAAGGGTACTTATCATCGGTTATTAATAACCGACGCTTATCCAATGAATCGTTGTTGATGTTGATATATCTATAGCAGCTTCCCCGGGCTTGCGAATATGAAAAGCAAACCACGTTAAATCACAAGTATCAATGTCAATATTACACCCGGTTGCGATTGCTGTTAACTGGTTCATCGTATTAAACGCAATCGGATAGGTCGCATATCTATTTGTTCCTGTATAATTTCCCCACTGTCTATCTTGATTATTTAATTGCAATCCAGTCAAAAGATGCTGGATAGGGCGAGTAGGTTTTATCCAAATATATGCCCACATATACTTTATCCTTCGATTTATCGCCTATATTAGCTTTATAATTCAATTTGTTTATTGTATCTTCGATTTCTGTAATCAATACTTTATAATCTGCATCCAGAAAAGCAACCGGAAATGTTATATACCCAGTTCCCGTTATTGTCCCTGTTCCCCACTGTTAACATCCTACGGCAATCCATTTATATCCGCATGAGTAATTTTCAGCGGAAAAATAAAAGCTATCGTTCCCCTGGTGTAGGACGGATACTTTTCTAATCGTTTCCCCTTTGCTACTAGCTCCGTGTACAGCTATCGTAGCAAAAACTGCATTGGGAAATTCTATGGGATAGTTAATTGTCGTGGCTTTTGATGTTGACCCAGTTCCCCACTGTTTAAACCCCGATAATAAGGACACGGATCGTTTGACCGCCTTGTTTAATCGTACCGCCATTTAACACCCATTTGGATAAAATATTCGCTTGTGTGGTGGAGGCGGTTTCAATGTCGGCACCGGCTATAGCAATTCCATTTGAAATGTTCCATCCAGCTGGATCTCCTTCAGTCGTGATGATTGCCCAGGGCTTACTAGACAGTGCAATCGGATAGGTGATGGTAAATAATCCATTTTGATTGTAAAATAATCCCCACTGTAAAATTAAGAAAGGATGATTTTTATGTATTTATGCAAATTTGATTTTGACGGTAAGCGCATTGCGACCGTCTCAGCAGGCATTCATTTTTCTACAGAAGAAGAAAAGCAGAAGTATCTCGATGACGGATACATCGAGACGTCGGATGATGATTATGCGTACTATGTCGGCAATCGCGGCGCCGGTGCTAATGGTACGGGCTATGTCCGTGGCGCGGATGGCAAACCGACCGATGCGCCCGCAATCGTTGTGACGACGGAGCAGAAGCAGGCGTCGATTGCGACGGATTATGAGTCGCAGATTAGCGAGCTCAAAGATGCACTTGCGACTGCCACGCTGGCTGGCGATGAGTCTTTGATTGCCGAGCTGAAATCAGAGTATGCAGAAGTTAAGGCCGAGTATGAAACTGCATTGAAAGGAGCTGAATGATTATGGCAAGAGCAAAACGTTGCCCATTCTGCGGGCATAAATTGGATGCTGAAGGCTGGTGCCGAAATGAAAAATGTGCGGATTATATCCGGACGCAGACGCATAACGCCGAAAAAGCCGCCGAGGCAGGCAAGGCAACGGCTGACGGGGATTCTGGTCAGTCGGACACTGACAAGTAAAATCGTGCGAGAATCGTGCGCTGCATCTGATGCAAAAAGCCGCTAACCCCTTGTGGTATAAGGGTTAGCGGCTCTTGTAAATCGTGTGGAATTGCAATGACAGGTTAAGTGCATGGCGATGCAGGCCTGTCAAGGGATAGCCTGGATTTGCATGTACACGTTAAGTACACGTTAAGTACAAACTTTGTCAATGGCTCTCAGTAATTCGCGCACACTCTTATGTGTGTAGACGCGCTCGGTCACTCCTTCGAGACTGTGGCCGAGGATGAGCTTGATTACAGTGCGGTTGACGTCGGCAGAGTCGAGCATTGATGCAAGCGTATGGCGGCATTCATGCGGCGTGTGTATCATGCCGAAATGCCGCATTACAGGGTCAAAGATTGCCCGTCTGAAAGAGTCGTAGCTGTGTCGGCTGCCATCTGCTCGTCCGCAGATGTAGAGCCCTGGCGTCTGCATGGCGTTCTCGTACCACGGTATGAGCCGCTTGGGGATAGGGACAAGTCGACCAGCTCCGGCGTCTGTCTTGCTGTGCCGGATTACGATGATGCGGCGGCGTAGCTTGACATCAGTCTTGCGGATATGCCGGTACTCACCGACTCGGCATCCAGAGTAGATGAGCATGAGCACGTGGCGCGTCTCGGGAATTTCACTGACACCGCGCCAGAGCTTATTTCGCTGTCGGAGGGTAAAGGGCTTCTTCTTGTGCAGCTTCTTCGGACGGTCGATGTCGAGGTAGCGCGCGTAGTCTTTGACGACAATATCGTACCGTAGGGCATACTTGTAGAGCTGCTCGAGTAGGGAGCGGACCTTTTTCTGGGTCGGGTATCCGCAGCCACTGCGGCGCACGTCGTCGATGACTAAATCGAGATGTCCCAGCCGGATGTCGACAAAAATCATTTGATGGAGGCGGGAGCAATGCCGATAAGAATTTCTGTAGCTGATGCGTGCGGCTTCACTGCGGAGCCGTGGGAAATGCTGAGCTTTCCACAATGCATAGACTTCCGAGAATGTGGTCTTGCTCGGGCTCAGTAGGGCAGGGTCGCGGTTGTACTCGACCAAGTACGCCATCGCGTCCGCGAAGGTCTCGAAGTACCCCAGGGCTTTCTGCTTATGCTGGATAGTCTTCTTGACGACATACGGCCTCCGCCGGTTGCCTTGCAGACGATACACGGTCCCGAATCCATTTGGTAGTTTCATGAAAAATCACCTCAATGAAAGGATACCATATGATTAAGACTGCAAGGCCACCGCCTATCACAACAATAACTTAGTAACTAATAAGGAGGTATCTATGAATGACAATGAATTAATGTCCCGACTGGACCGAATTGAGTTGCAGCTGACAAATCTCAACCGCGAAGTTGTTCAAGCAATCGAGTCTGGCAAATCGGCCCATCATCGAATTGATGATCTCAAACACGACATTTGCTGGACTCTCGGTACGAGTGTGACTGTAGTCGGCATTTTCGCGTCAGTGCTGACGTCGGTGCTGTCGCATATGTAGGTGATACTATGTTTGAAAAAGTAAATATTCCGGATTGTTTGGTCATCATCGGGCTTGTAGTGGCACTGATTATGGCCATTTTTTATGGCCTGAACGAGCTTGCAATGAGCATCGCATCAGGGCTGCTTGGGTACATAGGCGGCACCGTAAAGTCCGCCACCCAGACGAAAGGGGAAGAGAAAAGATGAGAGTATTTTTGAATCCAGGCCATGCGCCTGGCGGAGAACCGGATCCTGGCGCAGTAAATAATGCAACTGGTCTCCGTGAATGTGATGTTGCCATTTCCGTCGGCAAATCCGCAGCAAGCTACTTGAATGCGGCAGGAGTAGAAACAGAACTGCTTCAGTCCGACAGTCTGGAAGAAATCTGCGAAGCCGCCAATTCTAGCGATGCCGACATCTTCGTGTCCATCCACTGCAATGCTGCCGACGCAGAAGAGGCCAGTGGCACTGAAACATGGGCCTGCGCCGGAAGCTATCGCGGCAGTATGCTTGCAGACTGCATCCAGAACCAGCTGGTCGATGCCCTTGATACCACTGATCGAGGCGTAAAAATTGCGACCCCTGGTGTTAATGGGGTGTATGTTTTGACCAATACAGATATGCCAGCCGTCCTAGTTGAGCTTGCATTTATTTCTAACCCCGGTGACGAAGAGATTTTGGCAAACAATCAGGATGATTTGGCCCGCGCTGTAGCTCGCGGAATTACTGATTACGAACAGAAAATTTTAGGAGTGAACTAGCTATGAGTAAATGGACAGATATCAGAGATAGCATTGTAGATGCTTTGGATGTAGATGTTGTTACGGAAGACATGAAGAACGACCTGACACGGAACATCTTAACCAATGCATTGCCGGCAGTTGAAGCTGTCGCTGATAAATTCACAGCACAGATTCAGGAGCAGAGCAAGTCGGAGACAGGCTGGAATATGCTCCGCGACAAAATCGTCCTGCCGCTTGTTATTAATGGAGCTATCTGGGCCGTGAAATTCGCATTGTCTAAAACAATGCCGGCTCAAAACCAATAAAACATTAATAAGAATAAAAGTCGGCGTCCATTCCATTGTGAGTGGACGCCGCTTTTTTTATGTCACATCAGCCTGCCGTCAAAAATTCGTCAAAAAAAAGAAATGAAACTACGTGAAAATAAATCAATCAACTTTTGCCAGATTCGATAAAAACCGCTAGTTTGCTTAATTTGTAGCAGAACATTGCAAAGCAAGCCATGTTTAGGTTATAATGTGCTGTTATACGTGCTGGTCCTTTATATTATCGCCCGGTGGTATGGGTTGGCCCAGCCCATTACGATGACGATTACGATTTGAGGGGAGGATGTGTTTATTTGAAAGAAGATAAGGTTTCGCGGGTACTGGCCCTGTATTCGCAGCTCTTGGGCGGGCGGACGATTCAGAAGGCAGCGGCAGCCCAGCAGTATGGTGTGAATGAGCGCAGTATCCAGCGGGATATTGAGGATATCCGGGCTTTTTGCCGCAATGGCATGGCCCTTGGCGATGGAGCGCCTTGTGATATTGTCTATGATTATGTCGATAAGGGCTACCGCATGGAAGGCGGCCAGGCGCAGAAGTTGTCCAATAGTGAAATCTTGGCGTTGTGCAAGATTT